TTTTTACCTGCACAATGTGCTTTCTGACTAAAACCTTTTGGGTTATTACAATCAATAGACTTTTTATACTTTGCAGACCATCCTTCCTTTACTAAGAAACCATCCTCACGGACAGTGTACCCTTCAGGAATAGGTTTACACTTCTTATCAGTGTTACAATAGTATTGTCCCTTTTTACAGGAAGTCTTCGCCATTATACAGACTATTCAGAGCTATTATTATTTAGCAATCCGTCTTTTAACATCTTTGAAAGTTCACTTGTAGAACCCACGAAAAGTGCATTGTTTGTAACTGTACTTTGTTTTTTAGGATTATCTTCTTCTATATCTTTAACTTTTTTATGTAAATCTGCTAATTTATCTGTTGTATCTGCAACTGATTTAATAAGTTGTCCAGCGACTTCATATGCTCTTGGACTTGCAGTTTCACCAGCTACTTCCATAATTCCGTTTATTGCTTCTTGTCCCTTTTCTATTAGTGAATATAAATTACCTCTTGTATAATCGTAATCTTTTTTGACTTCATCTACTTTGGTTACTTCATCTGCTTTCACAATCGCATCGACTTCAACACTACCATCAGTGTTAAAAGTATCATTCAAAGAATCGTAACCTTTTGTCATTAGATGTCTACCTTCCTTGTAGGACTAAATTCCTTGGCATCACCAAAGAAAGAACTTGTTTCTGTGAATCCAAAATCATCACCAGGTTCAATAAGTAAATCGTCTTGAGTATCTATAACTGCATCTTCGTTATAATCTTTTTTCGCTTTAGGTAATACAGTATATCTCTGAACTCTTGATGCTGTTCTTGTATTAGTATCTGAATAGTAATCCAACTGAACTTTTTTGATAAGTCCTTCTGGAGTATCTGCAATATGATTGAAGAAAAATGTTTTTGCTGTAAATGATAATGTGTATATCAATGCTCTACGTGTAGCAAAATCTCCTTCGTAATCATCCTGTTGTGATATATTTTGAAGAACCATAGGTATATCTCTTTTTTCTCCAATTGACTTAACCAAATCAATTGATATATTAAAACCTGGTTGAAAGAAAGGTAATATTTGCTCTAATATTTGTAATCCATCATCTTGTAATTTGACTAAAATATTTAAATCAAATCCAAGATTATAAGGAACAGGCATGAATACCTTTTTCATTTGATTATTATTAACGTCTTTTGCTTTGAATGTTTGTGTAATACCTGCTTTTCTTGTAGAGTCGTAAGAGATATTTGTAATCTCAAAAGACATTCTAGGTAATGTAATTTGAGTTGCCTTATTTAATTCTGCTTGTTGTGTGATTCTTGCTAAAAACTTTTGTCTCGGACCATATGCTATTGGGACTTTTATCTCAGATATAACATTTCCTGCACCATCATCATGACGTACATGAATATCATTGAACAGTGTGCCAAATGCAATCACCGTTTTTCTTACAATTTCGTGATAAAAATAATTCCCTAACATTTTCTTACATGTATGATTCTGAACCACCTATCATGTTATGACTAACTCTTGATAACTGATACATAACCTCATGTATAGTTATTAGTTTTTCTTTTCTGGTAGGTTTTAATAGAGTCGATGGTTCTACTTTATCGTCAAACCAAGGATCATATTCTATGTTGTCTGGTGCTGGATAAGTCATTAAAAACTCCCGAATGGATTTGATTCTGTAAAGTCAATCAATAAGTCTGCTTCTGATTCAAATATATCACCTTCATTATATTTATCGGTAGTATCATCCTTGTTATATGATGTAACACTGTATAGAGCACCAGAAGAGAGTCCCTTAATGTCTTCACCTGCAAAGAATCCTGGTGTAGTGGTACCGACTCCAACATTACTAATTTGTAGTATTTTGGTATCGTAATCCCAACTTTTAACTCTCGCTTGTGTTCCTGAACGCATACCCTGAACCACTTCATTAAAATGATATGTTCCAATCCCACTCATAGTTTCTGGATTAGCAATCGTCACCACTGGAGCAGAACTGTATCCTCTACCTGCGTTCTCAACAAATATGGAGTTCACCTGTTTGAATGAACCTAGATTACCTATAGATGCAATACCCACGGCTGTCGTGCCTGAACCAGGTTGAGCAACAGTAACTATAGGAGCAGTACCAAAACCAATACCATTATCAGTCACAACAAACCTAACGACACCATTAAAGGTCTTCTCAATTAAACAAGTAGCAGCTGCACCAGAACCACCTCCACCTGTAATTGTAATAGTTGGTGTTTCAGTATATCCAAAACCAGCATTAGTTAACAATATTTTTTCAACAGATTGACTTCCAGCTCTTACTGTTGTAATAGCGACAGCAGTAGCATTTGCAAGATCATTTCCGTTTGGAGATGTGCTAATTGAAACTACAGGTGCACTACTATAATTAAATCCATCATTATTCAAGAATATTTTTTGAATATAACCTGAACCAATGATGGCATTTGCTGTTGCAGTTCTACCTATACCTGTTAATTGTAAAGTTGTGATATATCCAACATCATCAACTTGAGTATCAATCGTATCAATAGAAGTGTCAATAATTTCATCTTCGTATTCAAATAATTCACACTTTAATTTGTAAACGTAAGTGCTACCTAATTGATAAAATGGATCTTCATGTTCTACAAATTTAATCTCAAACAATCTTTGTCCTAATGGAAAATATACTAAATCACCTTCTCTAGGTCTTGATGCTAATTCAATATCATCATCAGAATTCATGAAAGGTGCAATAAATTCTTCAAATCTTTCTTTTGATATTGTAAGAGTAACTTCATCTCTCAAACTCATACCAAACTTAGTTAATACATCTCCAGCACCAGCATATCCATCATAGGTATCTACATACGCTTCTATTGCAAAATTATCATCAAATTTAGAAGCAGTAACCTCTTCTATAATTGATGCTCGATTAACAAATTTTCTAGGAATGAATGTTACTTCGACACCATAAATTTTTAGATGTTCATTAATTAGACTTTGTACTAATCTCTGTTCACCTCTAGAACCTTGTAAAAAGTATGGATTTAATGCCATTATTCATCACCCAATAAAGTCAAGAGGAGGAAGTTCATAATCTTTTGCCATTCTCTGTTCTAAGGCTTCTATCTCTCTTACACCATCATCATAAATTTCTCTACCATTTAGTTCAATACCGCCTGGTAATTTTGTTCCTCTAAACTTTATCAAGTTCATTCCCCATTGTTTTTTCAATAATGCAACAAAATATAGTTTTACAAATGGATCATTGTAAACTTGTCTATATTCCTCTGGGTCTAACGCACGAAGACAGTCAATTACTATGAAAGTATCTACTGTTTGAGCTCCCCAATCTATATCTAAGTATAATCTATCTTGTCTTTGATTAAATCTTATCTGCTTATCAGTTGTAAGTAAAAAATCTATATCTTCAAGATAAGTTTTTGTCATCGCATACTGTAATAATTCAACTGAATTGAAATAATATAAGTCATTTAAAAACAACTGATACTTAATACTAAACATTCCACCTGAAATAGAACTAGTATCAAATTTAAATATTTTGTTAACTCCTATCACATGATCAGGCATGGATAAAAAATTAGAAGTTTCATAAAAATTATTAGTAACAGTAACATTTGAAGTTGATATACCTGTTGTAGTTACTATTCCAACTCCATTTGTATCTTTTGCAGAACCTCTATCAATATCGTCTTGAGTTATTTTGTATTTTAAATACATTCTCTCAATACCATTATAATGACGTTCGTTATATAATTGAATCGTATCGTCTAGGGCATCATGAATTTGATCGGTATCAAGGTTAATTTCCAAAACAGGATAACCCAGTTTACGTAAACCGAAATTTATTAGTTGTCCTCTACTTTCTGGTTTCGCCATGACTATCCGTTAGATTTGCAATTTGCTCTAAAAGTTCATTTTTTTCTTTTTCATAATCATTCTTTAGAGTTTGGAGTTTCGCCTCCAAAAGAACGTTTTGATTTAATGCTGTAGCTAGTTTTGTATGATATAAGTTCACTAATACATTAACATCGACTTCACTGTTTTGCTGCATATTAGAACGTTCCTCCATCAAGGGTCGAAGTAAAGCTTGGCTTGTTAACATATGTAGTCGCCACGCTAGATGGTGCTGCTAAGTTTGAAAGACCACCACTTTGACCTTCTCTAACTAAAGTATTTGAATTATTGAATGTGCCACTTACACCTATTAAAGGAACTGAAGTTGCTGCACTTACAGCACTCTCTACCACACCAAAAGCATTTGTGCTGTTTTGCTTAACTATATCTCCTTTTGCAAGAGTTACGTTACCTGGCATTGTTAATACTACTTTTGTAACTGCAGTTAGAATCTGAGTTGAAGTATCAATTGGAGATGCAGGAGCATTTGTGGACTGTTGTAAACCCTCACTGTCGAACCAAACTACACCACCAGAACTGAAGTTTCCAGATTGATAGTATATACCTTTTACATCTAAGAAACCTTTAGTACCAGAAACAACACTACCAGTGATCGTTGCATCAGGAACATAAGTCCATCTACGGCTATTATCACCATGAGTTCCATGATTTCCTGTACCAACAGTGCTAGATGCAATTGAACTATCATCAAGTCCGAAGAAACCTTCGTTTGTATTTGCTGTACCAACTCCAACATTATATTTAAAACTTAAACCACGGTCAGTGTTAGTGTCTGTTGCATGAGTGATTGTAAATTGAGTTCCTGTTCCGATACCTGCTGCTGATGTACCAGTAAAGGTAATCATCTTTGCACCAGTATTAATTGCAGTAACAGTTGTCAAACCACTATTAGGTAAGTTTGTACCTTGAACTAAGTCATTTACAGCGATTCCACCAACATCATCTAAAATGGCAGTAGAAACACCAGAGGCGATTGCTGCCATAACAGTTCTAGAACTTGTAACTTCTCCAACTGTCATAATTGGATCGTTTACAGTTGACTGTGTTGAGTTAACTGTATGAGTTGTACCATCAACTTGTAAGTTACCTTTGATGATAACATTACCTTCATTACTCAATCCATCTGGATATGGGTCAATGAATATAGTATTATCTGCACCTGCGAGTGACGAAATAACGTTACTTGCAATTCTTATATTTCCTAATCTTGCACTTCCACCGTCAGAAATTAAATCACCACCAACAAATACATTTTTTTCAACTCCAATACCACCTTCAAAAATTACACCACCAGTATCTTTTGTAGTTGCTTGAGTTGTATTACTAAATCTTGCTCCAGAAGTACCACCAATCTCTAATCTATCTACACCTGCCTCATCATATTTAATGAATGCATCAGGGTCAGTAGCATCACCATTAGCACCACCACCAAATCCAATTCTACTATCATCAGGTATTCTTATATCACCAGTTCCATTTGGATGAATTATAAGATTACCATCATTATCAGTTGTAGAAATTAAATTGCCATTTAAAGTTATATTATCTACATTCCATTCATCGATTTTTCGACTGCTATCTAAGACTGCAACTATACCACCATCACTATTTCTTGTATTAGAAACACCAGTTAGAGTACCAGGTGTATGTTCCATCATTGATGTATAATAATGTCCCGCAACTGGATTGACATTAGATCCATCGTCACCTAAAAATACTCTGTCTTTATATTGATTGACTCCACCGTAACTGCCAATACCAGTTACATATGCCATTTCACCCCAATTCAAACTCGCTGGTTTTGCGGTACCAGATGAACGTTTGATTCTAATTATACTGGCCATTTCAGAAATTTCCTCCGTTAATGTCTAAATTCTGTGCTGCACCTGGAGTCAACTCCAATGTTGCGTCAAATTGTTTCGTCACACCATTAAACACTAGCACCATACCATTTTGTAAGGTTCCTGGTACATTCACGTCACTTAATTCTGTTAGAGAGAGGGTGCCAGAACCCGCCAGTGATGAAATCACTTTTGTAGCATTCTGTTGTCCTACCCTGACTTTGATATCTGCCATCTAAGTTAGCAATTCAGATCTAAAAAGTATTTATATTTACTATGACGTTATCTTTGAAGCAAGTTCATTTAACAACGATTTAAGAGTCTCAATCTCCTTTTTCATCTCATCCATTTCTGCCTGTTTATCAGAATTTCTTCTTTTATCAGACAAATAATTAGAATAACCAACAGTGTCCATATTAATTATGGCACCCGTTTTTTCATCACGAAATAAATTTTTATGCCCTTCTACTGGTATCATGCTAGTGCGAGTGCTCTAAAATCTTTTATTCTTACAGGATAGGATTCATTAGTAGATGTCATTACAATTTTTATTACAAATCCACTAAATTGTTCTAAATTATCTGCAGTAAATTGATACTCTGAGAATTTATCAAACTCATTAGGAGCAACATACTTATCTGCTCTTCCATCATTTAAAGATAAATCAATCGCAGTATCTCCAAAACCATCACCATCAGTATCAATCATATTTTTATATCCTGGAAAAGGTCTATAAGTCTGTGAAACTTCACTAGAATCTGCACTGAATAATCTATAATATACTCTGAAGTCTGCTTCAGGTTGGACACTTGCACCAACTAATACTTTAATTGAAGTAGCTGGTTGCTTTAAATCAACTCTCTCTGATATGAATATAGATCCATGTGGATCATCTTCTATTTGATTAGTTCTAACATCAGAAGCATAGTTGTCAGCACCAATCGGATTATTAATTTTATTTCTACCTAAAATAAACGTTGCATTCTTCACATCTAAAACTGGTGATAAGTTAGGATCAGAAGAACTCATATTTACATTAAGAGATAATGATTTATTTCTTGGTAAATTAGATAGTTTTGTTGATTCATTAATTTTTGAAGAAACTAATCTTGGAGTAGGATAGAATACAGTTTCATTTAGAATTGCAGGTTCAAACCCTTGGTCTATGAATGAAGCCTCAGTTCCATCAGCACTAGTTCCACTGATAGTTCTAGCAGTTGTATTAACACGAGTGGTGCTACCTGGTGTTATTACATTGAACTGTGGTGTTAAAGTACTAAACTGATGATTTTGTGATATCTTAACGTTACTTCCACCTATTCCTTTTTCGTTTGAGAAGCATAGTAGTGATTTACCTGTTCTCGCAGGTGCAATACCAGCAGTATTTACTTCAAGATAATAGTTATCAATATTGGAAGCGTTTCTAAGTGTAGTATTAGTAGGTACTGTGTGTGTAGTATTGATTCCTACCAATGGCATTCCAGCAATTTCATAAGTTTGAATAGTTGAACCTGTTTCATGAGTAGTTGCTGTTGTATTGAAAATACCTCTTGTCAATGTTAATTGACCTGTACCAACTACATAAGAAACAATTTCCTCACCGATTAAAGCATCACCTCTATCAGTTGTCAATCCAGCAAAATTGCTGAATGGAGATGTATTTCCTAAAGATACAGTGGTAGCATCTGCAGTTAAAGCACTTGTGGTTGGGACAAGAGTTGTGTCTGGTTTAACATTTTTAATTTCAACTTGGTTTGCTACTCCGTGATGTGCATGGTTGTATTGAGTAACCTCTATAACTTTACCAGTATTCAAATCACTAATTTTTGAAGAAGCACCATCTACCTTGACACCAGGTATAACTGCCCTAGTATTATTATTTGCACCATAAGTAACTAAATCTTCATCATCGATAAATTCATCACCTTGAACATCAGTTAAGTATATTGTATCAAACTCAGGGTTAATACCAGTTACAACAACTTTAAATCCAGAACCTCTTTTTACATTAACGTTTGTATTATCAATTGTTAGCACATCACCTACTTGAAATCCAGAACTACCAGATTGCACTGTTATAGATGCAATTTTTTCATCTGCAGTCAAAGTAAAGTTTGCAGTTGCATTTGTTCCGTTTCCACTTAGAGAAATTAAAGGAATATTATTTGAAGATGGAGTTAAAGAGTATCCACTACCACTACTTACGATTTCAGTTCCAGTAATATTAGAACCTTGACCTTCTATAATTCCAGTAATACTATTATTATCGAGGTCGCCAGCAGATCCAGAGCTAATTTTTCTACCAATAGGTAAATTAGATACTGTTCTGTTAGCACCAGTTCCATCAATAGATACCTTTAATTTTCTTGGTAATGTATGAATTGGATTTGTAGGTAGAACTTGAGTATTCAAACCACCTGCTTCTACTGGTGTATTATAAAACGTAGTAGTTCCAGAGTTTACAAATGAAGCTTTACGTAATTTGAAAGTTAAGTCTTGATATTGACTTGGAGTCCAAATTGTACCATTTTGAGATTTGAATAAACTTCCTCCAATATACTGTTTAGAAACAACTACATTTTGAACATCTGGTAAATTTGTAGTTCCAACTGTTTTTTGACCCATTGTAGCAACCCACATTTCATACTTATCTGAAGCAGGTGATAAGAATACTAAAGCATATTCTTTCTCTGGTTCTAGGTATATTGGTGATGGAAAATTAAGTGTTGTTGGTACCGATGCATCATCAGACAAATTAATATTATTAGGATTGACTGATATTTGAGCATAGTCTTGAACAAGATAATTTGTTGGAGTTCCTAATTCAACTGTTCTTAATTCTACAAATAATTTTGCTAATGGATCTTTTGATTTAAAGTATACATCGAAAGATGTTAAAAATGCACCAGTTTCGTCTACTGTAAAGGATTGTGCTAATGGATCTCTATGTGGAGCCTTAAATTTTTTCCCTAATCCTTCTCTGTAAACTAAATTCGTTCTAGTTGTAATTTCACTTGGACGAGTTCCTGATGGTGGGGGTGGATTTCTTACATTTACAGTGCTAGTTACAGTAGTCTGTATTGTACCTGTTCCTGTAAATGTACCAGATGCATCACTAGCATGGTCAGTGCTGCCTGGTACTGGTATAGTGCCCTCTGGTGCGGCTGTTACTCTAAATGTTTTTGTACCTGTAGCGAAAAGAGTAGGTGGTTTAGGAGTCGTGTTTGGATCTCTAAAGAAAAATGCTCCAAGCAAATCTCCCCAATTATCACTAAACAAATCAATACTACTTACAGTTGCAACAGCACCACTTTTTTCACCAATGACTTTTGCACCTCTAGTAATATAACCAAAATATTTTTCCATATTCGCAAGTGAAATGGTGTCAATATTTAAAAGTCTTGATGTAGCAGAATAAGAGTCTGATGGAGATGGTCTAGTATTATCATAAGGATCGACTGTATATTCTTCAACTAATACAGAAGGAGAACCTAATCCAGCTCCAACATCGGGTCTTGATGTATCACCATACTTATGATTTGGTCTTTGTATTTTAATAAATCCAATTTGTTCACCATTTACCTCTATCTTTGCATTTTCAAAAACACTGAAAGTACCAGATACCATATTAATTTCAACTAATTTAGGTACAATATCAGGTACACCATTATCAAGATAATGGAAATGTTTAGTTAATGGTCTTAATCCGTTAGCATTAAAGAAAACATTTCTAGAACGCATGAAGGGATCTACTTCACTTGTTACTTTTACACTTTCAACATAATCAAATTCTTGACTAGGACCTTGCAATACATTTGTAAATGTTGTTTGAAATTGTTGTGTTTGTGAAAATACATTTTGAACTATTCTTACTCGGTCTCTATAAGATGTGCCTTCTGGGTCTCGAATATCTCTTCCTGTTTGTATATCTTTTCCAGTATCTGTTTCAATTATAGGTCCTATTGGAACTGAGTTTGCTTGTTCAACCCATTTTGCTCCTGATGATTCAGTTCTCTTATTATTTTTGTAAAGAGTACGAGTCCAATTATCAGATGGTGGATCTAAAATAATACCACCCATGAATACAATTACGTTGAATGGGTTTACATTTTCAACTTCAGTTGCTTGAGGTTGTATTAACCAATCAACTTCATCATAATCTAATGTAATTAAATCACCAGTTTTTTTACAATTTGGATCTAGTAGTTGTAAATTAGAATTTAAATCAGCAGCTTCTATATCAATACTAGGATTCAAAGCTAATTCTGGATTTATTGACCAAAAATCAACTGCACTAATTAATTCTTTACGATTTATATCTACATCACATCGGGAACCAGTTTCAGCAGTGAAATCTATAAAGTTTCTGTCAGAGAAACTATTGACGACGAATCCAGTTTTAAATCTATTAAGACCATCAGCATCTCTAACCTCAAAGGATTGTGCATTGACTTCAAGAGCATTTAAAGATGTTGTTAACTCTAAATTTTCTATTCTTTTCTCAAGTGCACCAATATCTCTCATTGTGAATCTTTTATTATCAGATAATTTTATTTCTGGACCTCTGACAGTATCAAAAAGATATGGAGGTAAAGATATTCTGGCAATTTCCATAGAATTGCCTACTTCTGTTGGTGGTGCAGGATCATCCGAAGATTCTCCTTTAATTAATTTTACTTCTTCATATTGATTAATTACCAATTTATCAATTCTACCCAGATAATGACTATATCCTAATATTGAACTTTCATTTGGAGTAATTACAAATGGATTTGTAGATTCAAAAGAACGACTTGAAAAAGCAAAAGGAGATTTCGATCCACTACCGACTGTAAATGGATTTACCCTTGGTCTAAAATCAAGAATGTCAGTGGTTCTTAAATTTCCTATACTTGGTATATCATTTGTATATCTTTCTTTAGTGTAAGAATTTACAGAGAAAAAGTCCCCTGTATTTCCACTTGCCACTTGATATTGATCAAAAATAATTAATAGTTTTTTAGATGGTGTTGCTGTTTTTGCTTTTCTAACAATTTTAGAATAGTCACAATATTGAGATTTATGACCTTTATCAAGAGTATAGTTTTCTGTTCTATCAATAAAGTTTCCAACCGCTATTTGTTGCAATACGGTCTCGATTGCAGATTCTTCAAACGTGACAACTTCACCAACAACAAATTTATTTGCATTCAAATAAACAAATTCTATATCAGTAGCGTTAGGACGATTTACTATCTGTCCAATTGCTCTGCTATCTTGACCAATTATTTTTTCACCTAATATTGCATTAGTATTTAAATTTAAACCTGATACAAATTTAAGTGTATCTAAAGTGGGTTTAAGATTGTCTTTTGATTCATAAACAGCAACTATTTTATTTACATCAGGAACGTTGAGGGATATTTCTTTATCTTCAACTCTAACACCATAAGCGTCGTGTGTGCTTAATCCACTAAGAGTATTTACTCCTGAAGTACGAGTTATTTCTAGTTGTTGACTTCTGATATAATTTTTAGATTTACTGGTTGCTCCTACTTTTTTTAGCGTTACGTTGACGGTAACTGAACTTGCAGTTGTTTTTGTTAAACCACTGAAAGTTATATCATTTCCACCATTAGTAATTGCAACTTGATCTGATGTAAGAGTTTCGATTGATCCATCTGAGTATGTGATAGAATATTTTTCAGAATCAAACGGTTCAAAAAAGGCACTAGTAATTCCTACTGATGCATCTAGTCCTGCTTGAGTGTTTATTGATAAAGAATTACTTGCAACATTTTGATTTGTTATTTGTCTACTAATTATTAAATTAGAGTTAGATGTATCAACATTAGAAATTACACCTCTAGGTAATACTGCATATATACCTGAATTCTCAATATTTAAGACTCTAGGAACTTTAATTCTAAATGTAGAGGTAGTTGCTGTGACTGTTCCAGTGTTCACACCGACTACGGGTGTGGTAGCAGCGAGAGTTAAAACTTTACCTGCATTTGCAACTGGTATTTCTGATATTGTATTATAAACAACGTCTTCATAATTTCCATTATTGTATGCGATTATAGAACCTGTATTAATACCAACTCCAGCAAAACTTCTATTAGGTACACTTGCAGCAGTACCAACTATGTTAATCTCATCTGTAATTGAAAAATTAGGTAAGACACGATCATAGAGAACTGTATCAGCGTTAAATATAGCTATCCCAGTTTCAGAATTAGTATCTTGACGTATTGATTTTATATCATCAGTAGTATATTTAATTATTGATTTTATAGAAACGGTTTCTGTTGAAGGTCTTTCATTAAATATTATTTGCTCTCCAGCTACAAATATTCCAGTAGTTTGAGACAGAGTTAATTCATTAGCACCAGTAGAATTTGCTTGATAAGCAAGATATCCTATTGCACCACTTCCCAATCCTCTAACTCTTGTTCCCTTTATCTTTTCAGTAAAATTTGTTAGTGAAGTTACTCTTAATGTTGTAAATGTTTGAATATCATATAAATTTAAATCCCATTCAGTTGTAGCCCCTGAATATGAGGAATTAGCACCAAAAGAATAAACTCTTGCTTCTCCAATTGTTAATCCTGCTCCTACGTTTTGTGAAGTACCTTTTCTTGCATTTCTTAATTCGACAATATTAGTTACGTCTCCACCAATGTTTATAAAAGGAGAACCTGAAACGTTGTTAACTTTGATAGTGCTACCCATGTTAAATGGGACTGATGCTGCTTTTACACTTTTTACATCTCTAGGTTTTTCAACGTCAACTACAGTTGTTCCTGGCAAATAAACATCAAAACCTCTGACATATGCTTTACCTGGAGATAATTTTACACACATCAAATCGTCTGAAGGATCGTTACCATTATCGGTTTTTTGATTTTCTGTGTATAAACCACCTGAACTAATCTCATCATTTAAAGAATTTTGAGTATTGACTCTAAATGGTTCTATTGAATAGTTACCAGATTCATCATAAGTTCTTTTCGCAAAATACTTTTTGAGTTCAGAGTATACAGTAGAATCTTGTAATTTTTTAGTATCTCCATTAGAAGTTCTGAATAATTCTACAAAATTGGTATCATCATAGTCTTCTAATGATTTTTTGGTTAACTTTACAGAAATTTTAAATCTATCAGCACCAGGAGCAGCAAAATTAGTAAATCCTTTTGCATTATCATATAAAGAAGAGTCATCATTAGCGTTGATTACTTCTTCTATAATTTCAAAACCAACTCTATATGATGGTGTATTTGAGTATGGTTCTAAGACTATTAGAGAAGTTGGAACATCAACAAAAAGACCACGCATAAAATAGACACCTTTATTCACACCAAAGGCAGATCCAGTTGCAGTTGCATTTTCAGAAACTAATGTTAAAACAGTTTCCTCAATATTTAAAGTTGTATTACCATATGTTAAACTATCCTCAAGTATTAAAACCTCACCATCAGGAAAAGCACCAGTTTCTCCATCGTTACCCGATTGATTATATTTTATGAAAATAGTAATATCATCTACTCCCTCTTCAGGAGGTAAAATAAAATTCTTTATTGTAGCTACTATTCCTGAATTTTGACCTCTTACTCTAGTTCCTTTTCCATCATTATTTGAAATAATATTATTTAAATATACAGATACATCTATTCCTAAGTGTGTTGAATTTATTTTTGCTGAAAAATATGTAGGATCATACTCAATACCACCAGGTATGACCATCGAACCCTCTTTAAATATATGCTTACCAAAACTCTCAACTTGGTTCTGTAAAAGTGACTGTAAACCAGTTAACTCTCTTGCCTGTACAGGATATCCAGGTTTAAATAAAATTTTGTAAAAATTATCGTCCTTATTGAAATCATCATAGTAAGGTGATATATTTAAGTTAGTCTTCTGTGGCATTTTTTAAAATTCCAGTATGATTTTAATGTCTTCTTTTTGTCGAGAGTTCCTCACTATAAGAGGGCGATTATCTAAGTAAACTATTTCACCTGACCCTTTATTTATCTCAGATTCAGATAACCCTGATACAAAGTTGGTTCCTAAATTTATTAATTTGCTACCAGTAGGGTTAGTTGTGATACCTGAAAAATTAATTGATATAGATCCATTAAAGGTAGAGCTAAGTCCTTCAATGTTATTTGCAGAAGTTCCTGTCTCAATGTCATATGATCTTCCGCTTGTTGAAATTCCTGTATAATCAGTATGATCGTATGTGGTTCTATTAAATTGTAAAGATCTGTCTTTAAAGTATTTTAAAACTTTAGTTTCAACGTCATAAGAAGCAACGAATCCACTAGCAATTTTACCAGTATTAGGAGAAGTTGCTAGAACCTGTCTAATTTCCTCACCCACTTGAGGAGTTCCAGATACAGTAGAAAATTTAACTGCCTTTAGTGATGAATATGTATTATCAGTAAAAGTAACAGATGTTCCTACTTTTGTAGGATTTTTAACAATTCCTACTTGTGCAAATTTAGTATCTATTGGAAAATCTTTTGTTGAATCGTCAAATCTAGCATAAACAATTACTCTATCAGTTCCTAACTCTGTATATACGTCATGACCATGCCCCAATTTAGGAGGTATAATTGGAATTAATTTTGCTTTATTAGTTGCAGAAACATTACTATTCAAAGTTCCAAGATCTACTAATGCGTAGCTGTATCCTTTTCCTCCTGCACTTACTGTAACATCTGTTATAGAACCATTAACAATATCAACTCTAGCTTTTGCACCTTCACCATCACCTATAATATCAACTTCTTGACTTAGACCATTTGCATATCCACTTCCAGACTTTTCAATGTAAACGTGTTTAATTTGATTCTCGTTAACAGATGAATCACCATTTTCTCTTACTGCTCTAATTTGAGAATCTGTGCTAGTTGACCAATTATTTGGTACAGTAATGAATTCAGTTGAGTCGAATTTAATAATATCACTAGGTGAAACAGTGAAAAGATACTTCCAAACATATCCGTCACCACTGTTTCCTGCTTTTGAAGGTTCGAGGTCTGTGAATGTAGGTTCATCTTGGGAGACATTTCCAAGAGGGTTAGTTCCCGTTGATCCATTATCAATACAAACGTAAACTTTAAAGTCGGAATTAAGTACGTAGTAGTTCGCATCATATAACCTATTTGCTGCTGTTAGTGGACTTGGATTTGAAGCACTATAATCATCTCTATAAATTTCATATCTACTTCCTGATGTCCAATCTACTCTTCTTATTATTCTTCTTATATTTGCTGATGATACCTTTTTACCAAACATCATAGTGTCACCACTATGAGATCGATATGAAAAACTATCTGTTGGTGGTGGAGTAGTTGAGTTCCAATCTGATGACCTACCATAACCCACTAAACTTCCTGCTCCTGTTGGATTTGCTAATCCGACAAAAACATAGTAAGAATTATTTGTATTCTCTACTGATTCTACAAAATTATTTGCGTTCAGAATTCTAAATTGGTCAGTAACAATTGCCGACATCTTAAAATTTTACTTTTCTTTTTATTTATAGTGGTTATTTAATCAAAGTCCAAACACTCTTATAGCACCACTAGATCTCAAACCTCTAAGAGATGCCTGTGTGTAGTGTTTTCTTTGAATTGTTGGGAATGTAGTTAGACCAGAATTAACCACTAATCCTGTTACACCAATAGAAATAGGATTGTCTGACCTTGTAGCATTATATAATCTTCCCCAACTTAATCGACCTAATGATGTTGTTACACCTGTGTTATTAACATTATAAAATCCTGTCAGACCAACACCAGGTATTCCAGTTGTAGTTCCATTTAATATGTTACAAGTGATCTCACCATTTTCACTACCGCTGGCAACACGAGAATGAACTATGTACACATTATCTAAGAATGTAGTACCAATACCAACTTTATCAGTGTTATGAATATCAACAGAGGTTATTCCGTTACCTATGCTAGTATCAGTAATCATTATTGGATATCCAACTTGTAAATTATCTGCTACTTCTCCTGTTCTCTCACATCTATAGAAGAATTTAATTCCAAGTTGACCACTATTAGTTACCTCTTTTATTCCAGTAATAATTCCTGTAAATCCTTCTACGTTATCAATCGAAGTTATTTTTTCACTTAGGAACTGTGGTTCTTCAATTATGACTTGAGGTGGATTGCTTCTTGTGTAACCAAAACCAACTCTTCCTTGAGAAAAAGCGATTGAATCTAATTTTCCTAAATCTAAAGATCCAGTCACAAACGCAGTTGAACCAATTCCAACGGTGGTACCTGAACCTACTGGTGGTGCTATTTTAATTGTTGGAACATTAAAGTATCCATTTCCAGGATTAGTGATAACGAAACCCTCTATTGTACCTATTGCAGAAACTAGTGCGGTTGCAGCAGCTCCAACACTTATCTGACCTGATGTTATAAGTGCGTCAACCTCATTAATATTGATATTATATTTTAATTGTGATAAAGCCTCAACATGAGGAGCAGATTCAATATGATCTCCCTTTTCATAAAAGAATGAATCAACATTATCAACAAATATGCCTCTAGTTGCACCTTGTCCAGATGTTATGGATAAATCACCAATAATTTTAGCAGTTGGGTATACTTGTGGTTCTAAAATAGGTCTTGATTTATCGATAATTTCACCATTAATATTTAAATCAACTTTCTGTTTTGTCCATCTAATTGGTTTTTCATTTAATTCATCAACTCCTAAACCTGTGTAGATATTTGTTTCTATTAAATCTGCACCTAATAAATCTTTAATTACCCTATCACTTGTTTGTGCTGTTGTAAAACCTACAGGAGATCTTAGTACTCTGATTTCATCACCACGTTTTACAGTTTCTTGAACATCTACAACATCAACATCAACTCCATCTTGACCTTTGTAGAAGAATATATCTACTTTATCATGATCATTTGCACCTGGAGATGACTCACCTGTGGGTGCTTCTATGAAGGTAAATGTTGTTCCACCTTGGAATTGATAAGATTCGCCTGGTTTTTGTAAAACACCATTGACAAATATTAATAATACTGCATCCAAATCAATGAGAGATGATAAAGCATCTGTATCATCTTTTTCAAAACTTAATAATTGACCATTAAAGAATAATGGGAATCTTGTTCTTGAACCATTTTGTAAATTTCTAATATTATCAATGAAGTCTAATTCTCCAAATTGCCATGCAGAGAACTGATCATTGAAAATTTGTAAAACTTCCAATTCAAATTCTTGTATGGGTGATGTTAAATGTGATGCTGTAACTAACCCAACTGGTTTAAATTTATCACCAATTTTAAATGAATGACCTGCTCTTGCTACTTGGAAATTGGATATTGCAAAAGTAGTTGAACCAATACCTACTGTGGTTTTAGCAGCACTTACTTGTACATCTAATAATAAATTTGAACCAGTATCAGTAGTAGCACCAACTCCTAATCTTGATACACCTATAACTGGTAAATTATCATAATTAGGTTCAGGTATGATTATTTCAGGATTTACATATCCAGTACCAGGATTGTCAATTGTAAATGCAAGAGTTCCACCAGCACCCACGATTGTAGAAACTTCTGCACCTGTTCCACCGCCACCACCTTTACCAACAAAGAAAGTAATAGTATCAATTGTAGTTGCACCAATACCAGTCGTTACACCTGCAAATGGATCTTTTCCACCAACTCCGTCTGTATGAGTTGCTCTTGTTTTAGATACTTCACGAGGATATGGATGATTAGAGAAGAAATCATCTTTAGAGCATTTAAATACTAATCCACCAGTATCAACACCAACAGAATCACTTGTAGTAAATGTATGATTAGGTATTGTAAGTATTAAATTACCTGAGTGTGATATGTAATTAGCGTCTGTTGCAGTAAATCCATCGCCAGCAAAGTTAGTCTTCTTAATTGACCCAATACCAGAACTTACAAATCTATGTTCGTATGCTTGATCAGTAACACCAATGGCAACAGATCCACCACGATATCCAGAACCAAATGTTAAGTCTTCAAAGAACTCAAATGCATGTCCACCACCAACATAAGTGTGTGCTATGGTGCTAGGACCTGCTTGAACCTCAAAAGTTCTATCAGAAACAATGCCAACTAAGAACAATGGTCGTTCATGATCTTGGAAAATAGTTGTAGTAACTCCACTATAACCAACACAACTAAATTCAAGATTTTTCAACTTAACTGTATTTGGTCTTTCTAGTCCAAATCCATGAACACTATTAGTTGTTACAGTAATGATGCCAGTTGCATTATCATATATCGCTGTTTGAATACCAAGACTAAATTTAGAAGAAGTACCAATACCAACTATGCTTGTTAATCCACCAGCACTATTTTTAAGTGCTTTTACTTTTGCACCCTGTAAAGGAGCATATCCAAGACCAGGTGTAGAACCTAGAGAAACAATGATTCCTCCTCTCGGAACTTGATTTTGATTAATATCAGAGTCAGAAACTATGAATTGTCCGTTTGTAGATGTGATTCCAGTAAATTCTACAGTTGATATACCAGCAACACTATCACTAATAAATTCGTAATTGTTACCTGTATTATTAGTTGTTAATGGAGTTTGGAATACACCGTTAATAAAGAGAACTCCATCACCTCCTACTCCAGCAGTAGTATTAGCACCACCTACGGTGAGAGTATATGTTTTTCCAATTCCAGTAAAATTATCTGAAATATCATCAAATAATTTATTAGATGAATAATCACTCCTTAAAAATGTTCTACCACTATAATCTGCTTTTACGAAAGGTAAATTTGTAGCATCTCTTCTTCTTCTTGTATTTCCTTTAGGTGGATCTGTAAAATAAATTTTACTATCTACAATGTTAAATGATCCTCTATGAACTCTAACAGATGTTCCAGATGATATACCTGCTGCTGGTATACCTAATTGTCCTCTTCTTACCTTCACTGTTGGTAGAGTGGAAATACCAAGTGATACGTCAATAGCATCATTTATAGTACCCGTAGGTGTACTTGAGAAACCTACTTCAGTCACAGTCATATATTCATCATTTATTTTTAAAATATCAGAAGTAGTGATAGAACTTATGCCACTCAAAATAAATTGTGTTATTCCCACACCTACACTAGCTTGGTGGGTAAATCCGTCAAACACTCCAAATTCATGTGAGATTGAAGTAAATGTAACTGGTTGTTGAACTACACCATCCAATCCAATGATAGTTTTCGTTAACTGTTTTTTCATTGCCAGTTTATGTGCATTTCCAGTACCGCTACTAGTAAAGGTTACTGCTGCACCTGTGGAAATATATTCAGGTCGAGTAAATAATTGGAATCTATTTTCATCAATAACTTTAGCAAATACAGTGCTAGGTAAGATTGTAGTTACTACACCTGCCATATTTGCTGTAGCACCTATAGAAACTGATGTAGGTGTAATGCCTATAAATGTTGATTCTGGTGTATATGTTAACTCTTCATTAGTATTGAAAAAATGATTTGGAATGTTAAAAACACCAGTGGATTTTACAAGACCAACTCCATCTGTAATTGAATTAATTCCAATAGGATTAAATGTTTTTGCGTAAATTGGTGTATTTTTATGTGTTAAATCAAATTCTTTTTTATTTGCTCTTAGTCCACTTAAACCATCATAAGAAGCTAAAAATAATTTTTGTGATACTGTACCATAAGATAACTCTGGTGGAGTGTTAGTAAAATCATTTGCAGTATAGAATACTTGATTATATGCTTGTACTTTAACTAAAGAGTCGAATTCAGAATCAGGGTAAAATCTAAGATTAATGTCGGAACCACTTATTTCTCCTCCAAATGTTCCAATACCAGTCGTAGAACCAGCAGAAACAAAAGGATATTGAACTGTTAAAATATCATCCTCATCCCTTATTGAAATAACTTGATGAATCGCAGATGTTTTACCACAAGAAACTCTTACAAGAGATTTTACTGAACTATCAATAGTTTTGTTTATTGTTGCATATGTTATTGTGCTTGCAGTTCCAGTTACATAATTAGATTCAAGTCTCGCACTTCTCTCAGCACCTACTGGTTGACCTTCAACAGAAAATCTATGAGTTCCTATTCCAGCAGTAACAGTTCCCAATCCAACAATATTAGCTCTTACATTTAAAGTATTTGCTCTATCATTTTCACATTGTAGTTTAATAAAATCATTTTCAAATCTAGCAGTTATAACTCCTACAACTGAATTACTTAAACCCGATAAAGTATCGATATATGATTGTGATATTGTGGTATCTGTACCGTCAAAATCAATAACTACTTCATTATAGTTAATTTCTTTAGAAAAACTATCCTCAACAAAAATATTTGCATAAAGTCCGTTAAAATCATTCTTAGAAAATTGAGCTATTGTTGTAGTTGTAAATCCTGGTGAGGCAATATTAACACCTGTTAAATCAATGTTTCCAATCGAATTTGTTGATATACCTGCTAAATCTGTATTAAAATCAATTTTTAATATTTTAATATCATGATCCTTAGTAAATTTTTCTGTTGGTGTAAATATTAAATTTTTATCACCATCAATAGCAATTTGAGTGCTAAATTCTCCTAATTCTAAAGTAGTAAAATCACTTGTTTTAACAAGTAGATAAGCATCATCAGTAGTAGTTAAAACTACCAATTCTGTGAGTTGAGTATCTAAGGTATCTGGATCTACTATTTGAATTATATAATTTGCAAAGTCCTCCTCTAAAAGTTCAATTAAAGTATTATTTTCTTGAAATCCAGTGCTAGAAAATTTATTACTAATATCATCATGAACCAATACTCTATTAGTTTTACATCTAGTAAAATCTGTTAATACCTTATTTGATAGTTCTACAAATTTAGAACTATTAATTCTTGTATCAAAATCTCTTACAAAATCAAAATTATTAATAGCATCAACTCTTTGTTTATCTTCAAGACCAAGAATATTATTTACATCTAATACAATTAAGTCTTTTGTTAATGCAGTTGTGCCAACTCCAACATTTACTTGACTTTCGATAGATGTATCTGAGAAATTTTTGAGTCCAGCAGGATGAACTAATCTATTTACTGGATTTACAAATTTTTCCCATTCAATTGAACTTTTTACAGTATAAGATAAATTCTGATAGTAATCATTATTGGGAATTACTTGATAATCTTCATTTAATTTACCAATATCATCTATCCAACCATATTCTTGACGATTAGAAAAATTGGTTTTAAATTTTGCTTTATTTTCTATTACACTTGTTACTTCAGCGGATACACCAGTTAATTTTCCTCTTATATTATCTCCAGATTTTATTTCAAATTTTCCATCTAATTTGATATAATCATCTCTTATTTCTACAACTTTCAAATCAGTTGATTGATTATTTACAAGAATTTTTTCACTTAGTTCAAAAACACCTCTTGTTAATTTTGGTTCAAGTATAGGGTACTTGTTTTTGTTGACGATAGTTGCATATCCAGATTGAAATGTTTTTGCAATACCAGGATTAGTAGTCAAACCTGCTAAATTAAATTTGAGAATAGCTTGTGTACCAGCAATGTAATCTTGAATAGTAAAGAACTGATAATTGTAATTTTCAGAATTGAATCCATCACCCTCGATATTTCCACCAGATATACCACCTTGAGTTGCACCTACACCAGTTTCACCTATTCGTTGTATACCTTCAACAAATATCTTGTCACCAATAGAAAATGGTTGAGGATCAACAAATCCATTCATAGGTGTTTCAAGGAAACAAGTTACCAAACCAGAACTACTTGATTGTATTGAACCAATACCAATACCATTTGAATTATTGACTGCAATAATGGTATGATTTACAGAATCTAATCCTGTAACAGGTGCTAAAACTTTAACATCAGATATAGTTTGATTTGGTGCAATCGCAACTATCGAAGAAGTATCCATGACTTTATTCGATGTTGGATTGAATACGATTAAATTAGGTGCATTTATATAATCAGCACCTCCATCAACTATATTAACAGTTTCAATAACATCAAGATTATCAATATTTACAACTGGAGATATAAATGCCTCTGGACTCAAAGTTTTATCTGAGGAATATTCATATCCAATATCAACTATTCTTGTATCTTTAATTCTACCTATAGAAGTTGAAACTGCTACTATATTTGCATTTTTTCCGTTAGTGCTTGTGACTGATTTAAATTTAGGTAAAGATTTATAATTAAATCCAGATGATAAAATTTTTAAATCTTTTATACTCCCAAGTACATTTTTAGATCTAGTTGAATATTCTAACTTGTTACAATCAGAACTTAAATATGTTGTCAATTCTGGAACTTTAGGTGAAATATCAAAAGTATTATCTGTAACGTTAAAAATGCCATATTCACCATTATAAGCACTATCAATAAATCTAATTTCTGAATAATTTTGAACTTCTGTATCAGATGTGCTAATATATCCTCCCTTTGATAATCCATAATATAACTTTTCTGGAGTTGATTTAGAGAATTGAACTGTTAACTCAGCACCAGTCATTCCTACAGTCCCAACACCAATAACATTAAAAATAGTTGAATCTTGTGAACTTAAATATTCGTTGGTTAAATTTTTATCATAAAATAATTTAAAATCAAAATTAGATAAAGTTGTACTTGATAATCCAAAAGTTAATTTAGAATTTTTTATAATATTAATTTTAGGATTTATTAAAGATACAGATTGATTTGCTCCACCTGTATTAGCTGTAATTGAAACAGTTTTGACTGGTGTAGAATTTAAGTCTGATAGAGTTTCTGTAAATTGGAAATATCTATCACTAATTTTATTGATAAAATAAGAACCTGTAGATAATCCTGTTGCATTACCATCATAGAAAACTTTATCTCCTGTCTGTAGTCCATGATCAGAAATATCAATCTGATTTGTTTCAACATCAGCAGCAGCAAATTTAATAGGATTTATTAATAATTTTTCAAATTCAGAATTATAATTAACTGATATTGGATTTGTTGTTCCTATACCTACAGATAAATTTGGAACCACATTCATTTTTACAACATCACCTTCGAGAAGATTATGAGTTGTAGTGTCCGCTGCAGATACATTTGTAGTTACGGTTGTAGTAATTTTATCAATATCACCTGTAACCTGTTTAAAGTTTGATTCAAAGAAATATGTACCAGAGTTAATTCCACTAGTAGAACCTTTTGAATAAAAATATAAACCATCACTAGTACTACCGATTCCAACTTTAGTTGTTAAAATTCCAACGTAATTTTCACCTTTATCAATTATATAAACATCAAGAGAATCATTTCCTATATGTGGAACCTTAAATTCAGGTGAGTTAGGTGTTCTACCAACATCAAATCTATTTGCACCAGATCTCTTATTTAATGTAACTTTTTGACCAGTTTTAAATGGATGGTTTGGTATGTGTAAAGTTCTTGTAGGTATTGAAAGGTTTTCTCTTATTTCTCCAACAACATATTCCACAGTTGTAGCACTTCCAGATGTAGTGCCTACTCCAACTGATTGAGGACCATTAAAGTAAATAATATCATTTACTTCAGACTCAAACTTTTTAGTTTTAACTGGTATACTAATTTTATTATTTAAAACATCAATTTTTGAACCTAAAGTGTGAGCGATTCCAGTGTGTCTTAGAACTCTTATTACCTTTTGTATATCATATAGATTTAAAACTTTTAGAGTCTCATTCCCTACCCTTAATGAACCTCCAATAGCAACTGAGTTAGGAATATTAGTAACGTAAATGTCTTCAATCTTTCCATTTACATTTCCCACTGACATCGTTTTTGCTAAACCAATCGTATCAGTTGAAATTCCTACAGTGAAAGATCCAGATAAATTTACGATAGATGTGCTAAGTCCTGATACATCAATAGAACTTTTGTCATTTAACTCGGCAAAAGGTAGATAATTTGCTACAACCTCGCTATCACTCTTCCATTCAAAAACTAAATTTTCAAATCTCTGTAAAGTCGTATCTATTCTAGAAACACCTAATCCAACAATTTCATCAACTTCAGCACTTAGACCAGAACCATCAGTATTAGTATCATCAAAATTGACTAAATCTCCTACTTTATATCCCAATCCACCATCTAAAATTAATAGATTATCGACATCGCCTCTAGTAACTGATTCAACTTTAGTTTTTTGTCTTAACGTTTCATTTGATTCAATTATAAAATCATTATCACCAAACTCTTCATTTGACAAATATGGTAAAGTATTTCTTAATAAATTAGAATTATTAAAATCAAAATCTTGAGTTAATGTAAGATTATCATTTAAAATTGGTGATCTATAACTTTTACCTACAAAGTAAGGATACTTTCCTTCAATTTTATTTGACTCTGTACTTAAACCAACTGAAGTAAAGTAAGCATAAATTCCATTAGGAAATTCTGGAGTTTTACAAAATCTTCCATTGTGAATATCTAAATCACCAGTTCCATCAAACACATAATCTTCAATGAAAAATCCATCTTTAAATCCTGATGGTCTATTTGTTAGTTTAGTTACATCTAGTTTGAATGAAGTAGATATTATCTTTAAGTCTGAATTAATATTATCCGAATCTGAATATCCAAAAGGTCCATAAATTGGATTACCATCATAAGCCCATCCAATAATGGGAGAGTGATTTGTTATTTGATTAAATTCACCATTTTCGCTAATTGAAAAACTATCTTCTAGAGTTTCAGCAATACTTTGAGAATATCCAAATATACCTAAACTTAATGAGTTTTCTCTTGACGTTAAACTAAAATCTCCAAATCTTTCTTTATCGTTTAAAGTTAAACTTCTAACTCTAGCACTAAATCCAGCATTAGAACCTCTTGCCACTAGACTAGCATTAACACTTGCGGAACTATATCCAATACCAGTGCTGATGACAATCGCATCTACTATTTGTCCGTTCTCTACAATAGGTCTTATGATTGCACCTACTCCTCCTCCAGTGTCACTAACAACTACGTCTGGTGTTGAACTATACTCACTACCTCTATTGACAACTGCAACACTATCTACTTTTCCATTAACTATGACTGGTTTTAAAGCTCCATTTTTACCATTTAGAATTTTTATTTCAGGTATTACTTGATGATTTAATATTGAAGAACCATAATTACTACCTTTTTCATAAAGATATGCGTCTGTTATTTCACCAGTTACTTTTGGTGTTAAATTAAATGTACCTGTAACAGTCGATCCAAATGAAACTTCAATATTAACCTTAATATCTGGATATTTGAATACGTGGTATCCTGAACCAGTGGAAGTTAAATTTACAAATTTGCTTCTTTCATAATCTAATGCACTTGTTCCACCAATACCAGCATTTGAAAGTTTAAAAGTATCGTCATTAATTTTCTTAACTTGATAAGATAAAGTTGTGCTTAAACCTGCAATTGGATTATCTGATGAATATTCAACTATTTCTCCACTTAAAAATCCATGATTTTTAAAATTAATTGTGTCATATGAGGTTGAAATACCTGAAGGTTTTACTCTTAATTTGCGATGAGTGTATCCTGAACCAGAATTGATAACCTTAACAGATATTAAAGAATTTTTATTCTCAGTTCTAAATCTATGAATACCACTAGCAGAAGAATCAGTTGATAATCCAACTGTATTAATACCAGCCGAACCTGAAAGAGCGTCACTCTTACTATTAAAAATACGAACAGTGGTAGGATTGACAACTCTTACAAAATAAGGATCACCATCTGCTAGAGTTCCTGTAATTGTATTTGTACCATCATACGCATCACCTATACCTATTGGTGTATTACCATTACTACTATAAAAAACTAATTGTCCGTTCTCTAAATTATGTTTTTTCTTGAAAGTTATAGTTTCATCATTAATATCAATTCCACCATTAAAAAATATATTTCTACTATCAAAATCTAAAAATCTATTTCTAATACCCACTACTGGTTGAAGTACACAACCAGAACCATTTCCTCCTGTTACGAAAACACTGGTTACTGATTCAATATCAAATTCTTGAGGATCAACAATAACTTCTTTAATATCTCCAACTATAACTGGCTCAACCAAAGCGGTAACTCCAGATGAGGATTCTACAGTTACAGTTGGTGGATTCACTATGTCATAATCCCTTCCTGAATTAATAACGTCAATAGATTCAAGAGGTCCAAAATATATTTTATTATCTGATATTGGTGATCTAATTTGAACACCATCTCTTAATATTCCAATATCATTTAAAGGTGTGTCATGATTAGAGGATACAAATAAATTTTGAGATAATGGAATTCTTCTTAAAATTTTATCTACATCTAATTTTTTATTAGCATGTTTTTGTAAAATAAAATTATGACCTATAGAAGTTCCAATACCGACCTGAATAGTGCTAGCTGAACCAATTTGATTAGCAGATTGATATAATGCTATTTTTGATATGCTCTGATTTGCAGGAGGAATTACAGGATCAACATAGTAAGTTCTCCCAGACTCTAAACCAGATAATACTTCTGTTTCAGGTGAATATACAACAGCATCACCTTGAATAAACTTAATACTTTGGTTAGCTGCTGGTGAAAATTGAATGAAACTATAAGTATTTGAAATAGAATTAAAACCGTCTAAACTACTCCCCGTTGTAGTTTCTTTTATTACATCAACATCAATATTATAATTTGGTAATGAATTAGATGCGACATATCCATCTTTATCATCATCAGTATAAACATTTAAAACATCACTTATTAATACATTATTACCCTCTTTTATTTCGACACCTGAACTGAAGGCAGTTTCAATTTTTCTTCTTATATCATAAAATTGGTTTGTTACTGTAGTAAATCCAGAGACATTTTGAGCTGTAATTTGATTTAAGTTAGTATTAATACTCTTTACATCAAAAGAACCTTCAATGACTTGTTCATTTCTTCTTAAAATATCAAAAGAATCACCAACTTTTAAACTTGATTTATCGATAGGTGTTTTTAATGTAAAAGTAGATCCTACAACGTCAACTTGAAATCTAGAACTCGTATTATATTTCCAAGAATTAGCGAATATTTGTTTATATGTTTCATTATTATTTTTTATTTTTATCCCAACATTTTTAACAAAGATATCTTCATTTTCTCTAACTAAACTAACATCTGAAACTGGGACTAATTCTGACAATACTCCAGTAATTCTTAAATCGATCCTTTTTGATAAATCACCATTTTCATATCCAAAAATAGTTTCATTCGAGCGAATATCATCTGCAGTGTTTATTGCAACTCCTACACCTGTACATCCAAAAAATTGATTTAAGGTTTTTGATGTGTAATTAATAGTATTTTGCCCACTTATAATAGTACCAGTTGTTCCAAATCCGACTGTAGAATCAACAGATATTACTGGTGCATTTTTAGGAACTGATGTTAATACTTTTGTTTTACCTGGTATAGTAAATACACCTTCAATTAGATCACGATCACTGAAACCAACAAATAAAGATATTTTCCAGTAATTTTTACCACCTCTACTCAATATTTCAACTTCAGATACAGATGCGTTTGTTGAGGTATCAGTTGATTTAAAAATTGTTTGTCCAACTAAATTTTGTGGTTGTCCTGTCGGTGTTATTAAATCAGCAACAATAACTTCTCTACGGATAAATTCTGCATCAGATGGTTTTATTAGATTTCCCTCTAAATCCAGAATAGTTGATTCAACACCATATAATACTTTGAATAATATTTTAACAGATTCTTCAATACCCTTTGATTGATAAAAAGAGCGAGCAAATTTAACAAAATTTCCTACATCAACTGTTTCTGCAAAATCATTATCTTCTAAACCTGGTAAAAATGTCTTTTTTAATTTTTTGTAGAATTCTTGTAAAAATAATACTGATAAATTTGTAATTATCTCACCAGAGTCATGTGAAGATGATGTAGTTTCCTCAAAAACAAGACTCTCACGATTAATTTCAAGAAGAGATGAAGAAATACCAACATTATAACCTGTTACACCACTAAAACCACGAATACATCCTGTAAATGAAGTTGATGTAATTCCAGTGTAAGAAATTATTTCATCATTTATCTTTAGTAGTCCATACTCAGATGGAAATCCCTTTGTGCTTGGAACAGATATAACTGTATCATCTGAATCAATTGATGATGAAAGAGTTGTTGTTCCAGTTATAACTTCTGGAACTAAATTATCAGATTTTAAATATTGATCAAAATTACCTATTAAATCTGAAGGTCCTCCTTGAAATTCTTGAGATATGTAATATTGCTTAAAAAATTCAGCAGCATTTGGAAAATCTGTCAGTACAAACTCAGGTAACTGATTCTCAATAATAGTATTGACTTTTATTCGTTTGTCAATTTGTGACATTAATTATTTCCTCTCTAAATCTCCATTGGAGTAACTAGATGTATAATAATCTCTTGTGAATACCACACCTGAAACATCTTCACCTGAAGCAATAACATCCTTAAACATATTTATTGTGCTTTTCGATACGTCAAAATTTAAGTATAAATCTTTCAATCCTACAACGTCGTTAGACTCAGGAAAGGCTTGAACTTCTATTATATTGTTTTCAGTATTAGTAGAAGTAATATTAAGTGTGTTTAATATTATCTCACCTTTTTTATAATCAACTATTCCTGCCTCTTTAATTAATACAACTTGTTGATTTTTATCATTTCGAGCAACAACACTTAAAGTTCCTTTCATACTTCCATCAAGATTACCAAAAGAGTCTTTATTAGGAACATCTGTTAAATATGCAGTTTTAGATGAACCTTGAATAGTGAATCCAGTGCTTTTAATATTGAATCCAGCAGGATTAATATTGAAACGATTTCCAAAACAAAGTTCATATTGGGCAAATTGATTCAATAATGCTTTCATATCTCTCCTAATAATTACTTTCGTAATATTTGACGTAATTCCATTATCAACACGATCAATTAAAGTGCTAATTTTACTATATTTAAATCTTCCACCAAATTTATTAATCTCAATATTGTTAGCATAGGTATTCAGTGAATTTACTATAGTTGTTCTAAGATTTTTTTCAGATGCTATTTGAGCGGGGTTGTAATAAATTGCAGAATTGATTTCTACATATAGTATTTTTAAATCAACAATTTCAGAATTTATACCAGCGATAGCGTAATTCTTTAATTTGTTTTTGATTTGTGTTTTATCAAAATCAGATACATAAGTACCGTTTTTAGGTTTAATACTTATTTGAACCTGACCAAATTTAGGTGGATCTAATTCTTCTCCACCTATGACTGCAACTGACTCTGTTTGTGGGAAAATATTTTGAATTATTGCTTCATAATCTCTTGGTGTAACTGCTCTATATTGTGCTGAGTAAAGTCTTGGAGCAAAATACTTAATAGAAGACACATCTTCAACTTCAGCACCATTAGAAGCGTTTGAGACTGTAGTTATAGTAATATTATCTGATGGTGTAAAGAGTGTTCCATCGCTTTTTGTAAATGATCCTTGGAAACTAAAATTTGAAGGACCATTCCCACTTTCTCCTTCAGTCACAATGTATCTTGCAGTTATAACAGAGGCATTTTCTAATTTTTTACCAAATAATCCATCACCAAACAATATTTCATATTTTTCGTCTTGAACTTCTTGTGAAAGATAGATTTCAGATGTTTTACCAATGTTTAATATATTATCCACCATTGAATATTTTCTACCGAGACCAACATCATTAGTTCCCTTTACATATACCCTTAAAGTTGAACTATCAATATTAGGACTATCGATTATAAACCTTTGATCTACAGATGTATCGACTCTGTAAACTCTTTGAAGTAAAGTTCCCTCATAAACACTTATGGGTTCGTTAAATTGTGCGAAAGAAGTGCCATTTATGTCTATAACTCTCGATGATGTGATTTCATCTGGTATTGAAAAACGATAAGTTGTATTTTCTGAGTTACCTACACAAACTAAACCAGAACGTAGTGTCAAGAACCTTGGAGTACTATCATTTGTAGTTCCTAAGTTAACATCACCTATACTGATTGAAGCGATTGCAGCGGTTTTTGAACGGGGTACATAACCAATATTTCTTGCAAGTGAAACAACGTTTTCACGAATAGTTGCAGAGTCCAAGAATGACTCATTTGCAACTAAATTTGCATTGAAGGCATTAATATATGTGTTATACGCTAAAGTATCAATCAGAACAGAAAAGTTTGATCCTTCAAAATCAAAATCAGTGAAATTTGAGTTTGCACGGAGAAAATCTTTTATTTGTACTTTGATTTGATCAAAGTCTAGTGATGTAAACTGTGTAAAGGGCATATTATCTTGTCGGTTCTAGTATAAAGTCAAAAGATTGAACAGGAGCGTCCAATCCAACTATTTCAAAAAGCACTTTGACTTTAAAAGTGTTCTGATCGGCTAGTGCATCAACCTCTATACCGACATTTCCTACTCTTGGTTCAAAGTTTCTTATAGTATTACGTATTTGGTCTTCAATTACCATGACTGTCGAACGTTCTAAGTTCTCAAATAGAGAATCACGAATATCTGTACCTAAAACTGAGTTAAAAAACCTCTCTGTTGGTATAGTTTCGACCAAATTTCTCACTGATCTGGTGATTGCTCGCTCATTTATGAGCACAGGAAGGTCTTTTGTCACTGGATGAGGTGAAAAAGACAAACTGATATCCTTAAATGCTCTTGATTTGCGTTGAATCGCCATTATTAATGCTTTTAGATTTATTTATACCCTATCTTGCATAATCTTTCATTACATAATCATCAGTATCAAAGTATTCAAGCACCCAAAAGGCAACGCAACGTGGATTTTTCGCTCCACAAGTAAAAATATCGAATGCAACGCAGTTTTTTTCTGGCCAAGTATGGCAAGAAAGGTGACTTTCACCCAAAGTTAGGTTGACAGTCACTCCATAAGGGTCAAATTTATGAGTAAAAGTGTTTAAAACCTGTACACCTTCAATTTTACAGGCATCAACGCACACTTGTTCAATTTTTTCCGCATCATTTAACTTTTCAAAGGGTACATTATACACTTCGACAAGTAAATGTGTGCCCATATGAGCATTTTTTACGTGTTTCATCCCAATTCTGGTTCAAATGGTTTTCTATCGTCTGTTTTTTTCCTTTCTTTTGCTGTTTTCCAGAAATAATTCTCTTCTGAACCTAATCCATCACGGTCATGACCATTTTCAACTTGATAATACACTGTTGAAACCTTAAAATCTGGTTTTTTGGGCACTTCTGGAGTGATACTATTGTCATAAATCCTCATTCTGTTGTTTGGATATAGGCAAAACTGTCCATTATCCAGTTCTAAGAGGTTATGAGACTTATGTTCGGCAGGTTGTTCGCTTGTTGAGTAGTCAATAGCGTCTACATCTGCATGAAAATTGTCCAAAGTACAAATATAAGTGCCAGTTTGGTTGCCAAAGTCTCTTGTATACACTTCATAATGCATTGATCCGATAAATTGCTTCTGAACTGCGACTACTCCATAGTCCATACAGTTCCAAAACTGTAAATTATGCAGTGTCATATCAGGATCAGGCAGTTCTGGAGACGATAAAAATGCCGAAATCGGTAATTTATCGAACATTGCTGCATATTCTGGTAAATAAGTCTCAAAATAAAAGGCACGACCAGGAATACTCTTCGCAGATACCCATACTCCTTTTACAAATTCACCATGACCACTCTTATGATCGGTTAAATA